TCACTTCGTCGTCGCAAACTCCGCACTATTCGTTTTGCTAAAGAGTTTGTCGGATATCCTTTTGTTCGCCGCCTGACCTGCGACATCGTTGTCCATGCAGAGATAGACGGTGTCGATATTGGAATTCGCTTTCAGCATTTGAAACAGCACCTGATCCCCGACACAGCGGGCGGCAGCGTAGCTGTGACTGCGCCAATTTTCCTTGTGCAGAGAAATAAAGGACCGCATATCTGATTTCTCCTTTTTAGGGTAATAAAAAAGGCAGATAGATTTTTGCTTTCTATCTGCCTGTGTATCTGATATTTACTTTTCGGGAATTCAAGTCTATCCACAAAGGGAAAACGGCGATTTTACATCTGTGTTTTGGTACAGAGAAAAATCGCCGTTTGGGTAGCAAAAAAGCCCGATATATTCGGGCTTTTCGCAGGAGACATCTTTTTTGCCTCCACATTATGGTCGGAGTGGCGAGACTTGAACTCGCGGCCTCATGGTCCCGAACCATGCGCGCTACCATCTGCGCTACACCCCGATGCAGCTTTTTCATTATAATGATAACGCACACGGTTGTCAAGTATCAATTCTCATTTTTACAGAGAAATATGCGAAATTTGTCGATTCTTGTTTTCGGAAGAAATGTTTCTTTCTGTTATTTTCATCTTGACAGCATTCCGGAATCCCACTATAATAAAACCACTGCGGTCAGCCCTGTCTTGCAAACTTTGCTGACTACATCCTTGGAGACTGTGCACTGCTGCCAGTCTCCTTTTTTCTTTCTTTCAATGCTGCGAAAATATAAAAATGCCGCGACGTTTGTCGCGGCATTTTTATGGTGGACGATACAGGACTCGAACCTGTGACCCTCCGCACGTCAAGCATGGTGTGCATTGCCACTATGCATTGGTATTACTGCATTGCGAGATATGGCGCAAATATATATCCCCATGATTATCCCTATGCCACCGCAGTTTGTCATTTGATTTGCTGATACAGTATCCTGACTCGCTTCCCTCGCTGCTGTAGTATCCGCTGCACACGATTGTAATCTTTGACAGATATGATGGGCGCGTGACGTCCCTTGTACAGCTGGCCCTTATAGCTGTTATAGCCGGCGTACACCGGGCAGGTAAGCACCCGCCGAATGGACTCGGCCGTCTGCACCTTGCCACGCTTCCCAGTGTAGCCGCGTAATCTGCACAGCTCGGCAACGGCCGACAGATTGCGGTATTCCGTGTAACGATCGAAAATATACCGCACGCGCTCCGCTTCCGCTGGGTTGATTTTCAGGCTGTCCTTTCCGTCGAGGTCATAACCAAGTACTTCGTTGCATGTTCGCTTTCCCTGCGCTGCGCGTTCCGCAATCGCCGCGCTGACACGTTCGGCCGTAAATTCTCGTTCCATCTGGGCAAAAACCCCGAGCATACCCATCATTGCGCGCCCGGTCGGCGTGGTCGTGTCAAAAGCCTCCGTATAGCTGATTAACCCACAGTTGTGCGCCGCAAACAGCTCCCACACGCTGTATAAGTCAGCAACGCTGCGCGTTAACCGGCTCAGCGCCCAGACGCACACAACATCAATTTTCCCGGTTTGTACATCGGACAGCAACCACAGCATTGCCGGGCGGTGCTTGATGTCTTTCGCACTGATACCCTCATCGGCGTACACGTCCACCACATCATAGGCGCGATCATTGCACCACTGCATCAAGCTCTTGCGCTGGGCGGCGAGGGAATACCCCTCCGCCGCCTGCTCGCTTGTTGATACACGGATATAGATTGCCGCACGCATTACTGATCGTCATCCTCGAGGCTCAGGCCGAGTGCCTTGAGAGCCGCGGCGCCCATGCGCTGTGCGGGGATCATATCGCCGTCACTGTCAATGATGCATGCATCGCTCCCGCTGATCTCGTCGTAAAGCTCGGTAAGCGTGGGCGGCTCTGCCTCACCGCTGTACGGCCACTCGGACGCGATGCGCTCGACAAGGTCGCTGTCCCACGCTCTCCACGCCGTCGGGTCTGCGGCAAGCTCCTGCAGTGCGTCGGCCAAAATGCCGCGCTGACCATACTCCCAGTTTTCAAAAATGGCGGCCGGCTTGCAATCGTCGTCGAGGATAGCGAGCATAACGGCGCCGCCGTTATTTTCGTAGACTTCGTACTTCATAGTGTTTCCTCCTTGATTTTTCTGCCTTACTCGGTTTATAATCAAGGTGGCCGGGGTAAGGCTCCCGGCTCACCTTCTCGGGTGCGAGTAGCGGGGCTTTGGTCGGTGCCGCTACTCTTTTTGTTTACTCATGCATGATGCGCTTGACGCTCTCGCGAAGTTCTTCAAGCGTTTCGCACTTCTCGATGAGTTCGAGGATTGCTTTCAGCAGCGCCTCTGTGACGTTCATCTCGGTCATTCCCTCACTTCCTTTCACAAGAGGTTTCCCTCTGCCTTACGAGTATTATTATAAACCAAATAGTTTATAATGTCAACCCTATATTTTAACTTTTTCGGATATTTCAGAAAATTTTTAGTTGACACGTTAAACTAAATAGGTTATGCTATCTAACAGAAGGAAGTGATACCGTGACAGCGCGGCAAATAATTGAAATGAAGCTTGCGTATTTTGGGATTACAAACTCCGAGCTGGCGCGACGGCTCGGATGGTCCCCCCAGCTGCTTAACAAACGGCTGAATACCGGAAAATTTACCGTAGAAGAATGGGAGCGCATCGGAGAAGCACTCGGCTGCAAAGTCAACATCAAATTTACGCTGCCAGATGGCACAGAAATTTAAAATCACAAGGCCGCCGGAGCACTTACGCTCCGGCGGCCTTGCTTTGCCCAATTATTTATTATCCGTCAGCTGCTTGACGCTCTGGTTAAGACCCGTCGCCGCCCAGCCGGACACGATGCCGACGGCCGCAGCGTTAAGCCAGTCGTGCGCCGGATAGTCCGGCACGCCCATCGCCCACGCGACGACGCCGAGGATCAGGCCGGTCGCGCCGCAGATGATTGGGATCCACTTATCTGCGGCCTCGGTCGCCTTGACGGCCATGCCCACAAGGTAAGTGATGGCGGTGATCGCCGCCACAGATGCAATACCAAGTTCCATAATGATGTCCTCCTCTTAATTTTTGTGCTCCAGATCATCGATCCGGTGATTGGCCACCTTGATGCGCTCGCCGAGGAGCTCGGTGCACTCCTCCAGCTTATATGTACGCGCGATGACCTGATTGTGCTTGTCCACCTTGCGCTCGAGCTGCTCAATGCGATACGCCTGCAGCTCGTCGCGCTTGTCCAGCTCCGCGATCAGCTTGTTGTGCTGCGCGCGGCTGTTGATGAGGCCGACCACAATGGCGGCCGCTGCGCTGACCAGCGCGGCAATGATAACCTCCGACATCCGCGCCTCACTTCCCGCCGCCAGCGGCGTCAATCATCCGCTGACAGACGATCATCGCCTGCAGCGCGTCATACGTGACGTTGATTGCGTGCTTGCCGTCGCCCTGCAGCGCGCCGCGGGCGATCAGCTTCTGCGTCTCCTCGCGCGCCCATGTGGGCACGTCGTCCAGGCTGTAGTAGCGCGGATTGCGTGCCTCGCCATAGCGCATGCCGATAATCGCGCCGCGCACGACATCTTCAGAGATGTCGATGGCTCCATTGCCAGTGCCTTTCAGAGCGCCAGCATCCATCAATTCCTGAACCTCACTTCTGTACCATTCAGGGACGTCATCAATCGTCTTGTACTTTACCATGTTTTCATCCTCCTCTTCGTTCGGGTGTTTCGGCATCAGCGTGGCCAGAAATGCCGTCCACTGCGCCGGGTCGTCCACCCACGGCATGGGGCAGCGCTTGCCCGTCACGTCGTAGTGCCGCAGCACGTGGTCGGTGTCGATGCCATA